CTCATCCGGGGCTTTTTTTCCTCCCCCGGCCGCGCTCCAGGCCGTCGATTGCCTCATTTTTGAGCAGAAACCCCATCATGGCCAGACCGTCGTTCAAACCCACTGCCGCCCAGCGGCGCCAGGTCGCAATCGCGGCTGGCGGCGGCATGTCGCACGAAGAGATCGCGCTTGGCATGGGCATCGCCAGGAACACGCTTGAGAAGCACTTCAACAGCGAACTGTCGACCGGGGCCTATGCGAAGCGCCTGGAAGTGCTCCAGGCCATCCATGCGGCAGCCAAGAAGGGGAACATGACTGCGGCGCGCGCCTATCTCGCGGCCGATCCGCGCTTGTTTGCGCCGCCGGCAGTCGCCGAGCAGCCGTCTGAGCCGGCCGAGCCGAAGAAACCGGCGGTCGGCAAGAAGGAGCAGGCCAACATCGACGCGGTGAGCGCCGCGGTTGGGACGGAATGGGGTGATCTTCTGAGGCCGGCCGCGCCGCTGCAGTGAGTTGGAACCTCTCCTGCACCGACTGGGCCGCGCGGCTCAAGTCGGGGCAGACGCCTATTCGGGACGGGCTGCCGCTTGACCTGACCGAAGGCGGGCGCGCGGTCGCCGTCTACAACAAGTTGCGCCTGGCGGATGTGCCGGGCACGCCGACGCTTGCTGATGCGAGCGGCGATTGGTTCAGGGACATCGTCAGGACGCTATTCGGGTCGATGGACCCGATCGCCCGGCAGCGGATGATCCGCGAGCTTTTCATTTTGGTCCCGAAGAAGAACTCGAAGACCACCAACGGCGCGTTGCTGATGCTGACAGCCCTGCTGCTCAATGAGCGGCCGAAGGCCCCGTACATCATGACCGCGCCGGTTCAGGACGTTGCCGATCTGGCGTTCTCCGCGGTGGCCGGTGCGATCCGCCTGGACCCGGTGCTCGAGAAGAAGTTGCACGTCCGCGAGCACCTGAAGACGATCGTGCATCGCGAGACGCAGGCGACGCTCGAGATCATGACGTTCGACCCGTCGGTGCTGACGGGGCAGAAAGTCGTCGGCGCGCTGATCGATGAGTTGCACGTCTGCGCCAAGATGAGCAAGGCTGCGTCGGCGATTCGCCAGCTTCGCGGCGGCATGCTGCCGTTCCCCGAGGCCTTCCTGGCGTTCATCACGACGAAGAGCGAGGAGCAGCCGGCCGGCGTGTTCAAGGCCGAGCTCGACAAGGCCCGCGCGATCCGCGACGGTGAGCGCGAAGGCGCGATGCTGCCGGTGCTGTACGAGTTCCCGGTCGAGATGCAGAAGGACCGCGAGCAGTGGGCCGACCCGGCCAACTGGCACATGGTCACGCCGAACGCCGGCCGGTCGATCTCAATTGAGCGCCTGGTCGAAGAGATGGCGGTCGCCGAGTCCACCAGCGAGCAGGAGTTGCGCGCTTGGGCTTCGCAGCACTTGGACGTTGAGATCGGCATCGCGCTGGCCGGCGCGTGCTGGGCCGGCGCGCTGTTCTGGGAAGCCAACGCCGAAGAGGGCTTGACGCTTGAGGAACTGCTGCTGCGCAGCGAGGTTGTCTGCATCGGGATTGACGGCGGCGGCCTGGACGACTTGCTCGGCCTGGCGGTGATGGGCCGCGACGCCGAGACGAAGAAGTGGCTGCACTGGGGTCGGGCCTACGCGCAGCCGACGGTGTTTGAGCGGCGCAAGGAGATCGCGCCGCGGTTGATGGACTTCGTTGACCAGGGCGACTTGATCGTGGTCGAGCCAGGCCAGGACGTGGTGCTGGTGGGCGACGTGATCGAGCAGTGCGAGGACTCAGGCCTGCTGGACAAGATCGGCGTGGACATCGCGGGTATTGGCGCCGTGGTGGACGAGATCGTGGGTCGAAAGATCGAGCAGAACCGGATCGTTGCGGTGCCCCAGGGTTGGCGCATGGTCAACGCCATCAAGACCGCGGAACGCAAGCTGGCCGAGAAGGCGTTGCGCCACGGTGCGCAACCCATCATGGCGTGGTCTGTAGGCAATGCAAAACCGGAGCCCAGGGGCAATGCGGTGATCATCACCAAGGCGGTGGCGGGTACGGCAAAGATCGATCCGCTGATGGCGATGCTCAATGCGGTGTCGCTCATGGCTGACAACCCGAAGCCGAGGAAGCGTCGGCACCAGATCTTCTTCATCTAGCGCGGTCGGGGGAGACGGCAACCCGCTTGGCTCATAACCAAGAGACACCCTGTTCGACTCAGGGGACCGCAACCAACACAAGCCCGCCTCGCGCGGGCTTTCGCATTTCTGGAGCCCGAATAGATGACTTGCATCGCTGGCCTGATTCACGAGGGGCAAGTGTTCATTGGTGGCGACTCCGCGGGAGTGGCCGGATTCGACCTGACGGTACGCGCTGACGCCAAGGTGTTCAAGAACGGCGACTTCGTGTTCGGGTTCACCTCGTCGTTTCGGATGGGCCAACTGCTGCGGCATTCATTCGTGCCGCCGAAGCGATACCCAGACAAGGACGTGATGGCCTACATGGTCACCGACTTTGTCGACGCGCTGCGCAACTGCCTGAAGGCGGGCGGATTTGCCAGCAAGAGCAACGAGACGGAGGTCGGCGGTTGCTTTCTTGTTGGGTATGCCGGCCGACTGTTTGAGATCGAGAGCGACTACCAAGTTGGCGAGTCGGCAACCGGATATGCCGCCGTCGGCTGCGGTAGCCAAGTCGCGCACGGCGCGCTGTTCGCGAACTCGGAATTGCCTCCGGTTGCCCGGATCACGCAGGCGCTTGAAGCCGCCGAGGCGCACAACGCTGGCGTTCGCGGCCCGTTCCACATTGAAAGCATTTAGGGAGTTCGACATGACCATCATCCGCGCATACAGCACTTTTGAGTTCAAGGCCGCAGCGCCGGATAGCTCTGGAAAGCGCAAG